TTTAATTCATATATTTGAAGATGAATGGATACATAAAAGAGATATAGTGCAATCTCGACTTAAAAATATGATTTCTCCATCATCATGCATAACGTATGCAAGAAAGTGTAAAATTATAGAAATAGATTCTACAGTTAAAAATAAATTTTTAAATGAAAATCATTTACAAGGTGAAGATAAATCATCTATTTATTATGGTTTAGAAAATGAATATGGAGAATTGCTATCAATTATGACATTTGGAACTCCAAGATTTTCTAAAAAATATGAATATGAGTTAATTAGATTTTGTAGTAAAACTAACAATAATGTAATTGGCGGTGCAAGTAAACTATTAAAACATTTTAAACACAAACATAATCCAAGTTCTATTATCACATATGCAGATCTACGATGGAGTGAACAATCAAATAATTTATACAATGAATTAGGTTTTTCTTATTCTCATACATCAAACCCAAACTTTTGGTATTTTAAAGGAAATAAAAGATATTCTCGATATAGCTTTCAAAAGCATAAATTATCGAAAATATTTTCGAATTTTGATAGTTCTTTAACTGCCGAAGAAAATATAAAAATTAATGGCTATTCAAAAATATATGATTGTGGTAATTTAGTTTATATTTGGAATAGTAAAAACTAACTTTTCAATTATGCAAACAATTTTTCATATTGTTGCAATATATCTGTAGAATCAATATGATCGCGTTGGGTATAAAATGCATAATGCACGAATAGCGTGTCTCCAATAATTCGATTCGGTTTTCCAATAAAATTTGGTTGGTGTACTGATAGCCAGTGTTCTTCGCTTTCTCCAACTTTTCCAGAAAACTTTAAAAATTCATCGCCACGCCAAGAAATGACATTGATGGAAACACGTTCATAATCATACAATATCCAATCTGGAATTGTAAATTTGTGTCCAGCTGGATATTTTTTTAAAAATTCACGATGGATATTTTCAGCAAAATTAGGGTCTTTCCAACCAGTATCACATAAACAATCGTATCTGGCTTTTCCATACGAAAAATCAAAGTTGCCAACTCGTTGATGTATGTGAGTAATTATTGCATTATTAATAATGTTACCATATAATAAAAATGAAGAAGTGTCTTCAATTCTTGCATCAAAAAGTCGCTTAAGAGATCCGCTTTCTATAAAAACAATATCGTCATCAAGTCGAATGTATATCTCATTTGGATCAATATAATCTGCAAAAAAGCTATAGATTGATGCAATATTATTAACTGGAACAGTTGGATATTTAATGCGTATAAAATCATATTGTTTTTCTATTGATTTGATATACGCTATATCGGCTTCGTTAGTAGTGTTGAGCCATATATCCCAACGTTCAAATTCATCCTTACATTTTAAAAGACATTTTAATAAAATGCGTAAATATCTTTCTCTACCAGCCGGTGTTACTATTATTCTTTTCATATTATTATTTTTTTGCGAGCTTTCGCAAACCGTTTATAAGCGCTGCAGCAAACTTAACGTGTGTTGGACCAGGCCAGGGGAAACTTAGACCAATAACTCCAGTTGCAAATAGCATGAGCAGATGTGTGCCATCAGTGCCTCCAAACAGCGCACCGAGTGAATAGGATCCTCCTACTGCACGAAGCACATCAGAAAAGTCAAAATCATAGTCTGCATTTCCAGTAAAGGACATATTCAACCATATGTAGATTAACAGACCAGCCACTGCAAATCCGCCTATGCGGCGAATTTTAGGATGATTTTGTAAAAATGCATCTAGCTCATGAAGTGCTTCAGTCGTCCACTTTACAATCTTTGTACTTGCAACATATTCAGCAATCACTTTTTGTAGGTCAGTATAGGCAGCGAATCCTGCCTTTATATACTTCCAAAGAGTGTTTAGATTAAATCTAATTGCATTAAAAAATCTAAAGACTCGTGAATCTTTAAAGAGAGACACAATATTTTCAAGCTTCATCGATGCATAGTCAGCAAGTGACTTTATAAAGTCAAGTTTAGCCTTTATTCCAGAGGTCAGTGTGTCTAAGATGCCTTCAGTTAAATGACGTCCTGATTCAATTATATGCAGAGCAGCATAATAGTCATGCTGTTCTTGAAGACACTCTTCACTATACTCTAGATAGCTCTTCATGCTTAGCCTTTTTTCTTTACGTTGCCTATGCTATATTTAGAACGCAAGTCCCAATCGGCTTTCTCTCGATGAGAGATGATTTTAATCTGCTTTAGAGAAGTAGTGCCATCAATAGATGCACGATTGACTATAGAGAGCAGATTCCAATCCGAAAGCAAGAGCGCTATGGTATTACGACGACATTGGTCTTCATACATAAAAGTAGAAGGTTTGCCGTCGAGCATAAAGAGTTCTTTAAAGTGAACTATAAAATAGCGACCTTGTTTGTGAAGAATATGACAACTTTGAAAGAGAACGTTAGTCTCACGCTTTGATGAGACACCAATACGAGAAAGAGTTTCTTTAATCTTTAAAAAATCATCAGGGTCATGCAGATACACCTCAAGCATTTGAGATGGTGACCATTCAACAATATCTGTGGGGAGGTAAGATTTATTCATAATAACGATATACTATATTTATAATATATCGAGTTTTATGAATTATCGACCTTTTCTACTTTGTCGTGCCACTTTGTTTTTTGCTCGGCGCTTTTCAACTCGCTTAGGAGACAGGTTCTTTTTGCCAGTACGAGTTCTCCATCCGCCTTGCATCATGCGACGCAAAAATTTAGTTGGGTCAATTGACAACTTTTGACCGCCATCAAGTGTGACCTCTTCTAAGATCTCTGCTTCAACGATTTTTTGATTTTCCTGTTCCTCCGACATCATGTTTTTGTTTTAGTTTTTCTAGTTGTGTTTGTGTGAATAGCGGTAGCAATTGACGAGCCTTTTCAGCGCCGCATTGGTATTCAGACATAATGTTTTTAATGTCTGCGCCGTCGTCTGCTTTTTTAGACCATTTGCTAAAGCGTTTGCGGGGACGAATTGCACCTCGCAAAAAATCATATTGCATCTTTGCTGGCAAACCCGCATGCATATTCATCTCATTTGCAAACAATACAGTATCATTAAAATATGACAGTCCACGATTGACCATAAATGGTACATACTGACGATCAGCACGTGATGGATCAGGGAACGAATCGCTGACATCAGCAGTGCAACCTTGCATCAGATTTTTACCAGTTTGACCGTCATTGATCGAATTGATAAAGTCAAAAGGTGACAGCTTTTTTAGTTCTTGTTCCATTCAACGCTGCTCATGAGTTCAGTCAGACATGCAACCATGTTTAGTTCCTTGTCAGCAACAAATGCTGCCTTATAACTATAGTCTGCAAGTATAAGCACTGCTGCAGGAATACTCGATGGACTCGCATAGTCATAGAGATTATCATAGATCTTTCTAAAGACTACGCTGCTGTCTAAGCTGCTGTTATTGACAACCCAATTACGCATCGATTTAAAATCTTTAGACTTTAGATGAGTTGCAAGTTCTGCAATATTTTGATCACTCATGCCAACCAAGATAGCAGTAGGAATTTCCCCACTCGTACTATATCGTTGGCACTCGTTGATTACTCGCCTCCAGTCAGGAGCATAACGAATAATCAATTCTGCAATTGTCTTGTCAGTATACTTGATGCCTTCAGTCTTAAGAATAAAGGTCAAGCGTTTCATAAAATCTCCAGCGAGTGCAGCAAGAGATTTTTTAGTGGTGTTAAATTCGATTACTGAACAACGTGAATGCAGCGGTTCGATAATTCGATTTTTAAAATTACAAGTCAGGATAAATCTACAATTGGCACTAAACTCTTCGATAAACCCACGAAGTGCAGGCATGGTTGATTGAGGGTTTAGATAGTCAGCCTCATCGAGAATGACTACCTTATAGCCACCCGAGAGTGAGACAGTAGATGCAAACTGCTTGATCTTGTTTCTTAGCACATCGATTCCACTTTCTTCAGAGCCGTTGATGAGTATATAGTCAAGGCTCAACATATTGCAAAGAGCCTTCGCAACCGTAGTTTTACCAAGGCCGGCCGTTCCAGCAAGAAGCAAGTTTGGCAATTGACCTCCTTGTACGAGGTCATTAAACGTACGCTTTAGTTCTGCTGGAAGAATACACTCATCAATCGTTTGGGGGCGGTATTTTTCACACCATAAATATTCATCTGATTTCATGCAGCTATCTTATACCAAAGTGATTAGTTTGTAAACAGTTTTAATCTCCGCAGTTTCATTTTCAAATTGTGCTGCGTTCTTTTTATGGTATAATTTTGCGACTTTTCTGATGAGTGGTTTTGGCATATCAAATGCATCAGCCGCTGCATCGATAATATTTTTAATCTGCTCTCGGCAATCATCCATCTTGCCAAGTTCGTGGCTAATTTCTTTAACCGCATCAAGCAGTTCTTTTTTAGTTTTAGGGTCAGTCAAGTCAATCATAATATAGTTTTATTTTTCTCCAAAATAATGGGCATAAGCAACAAATCCTGCGAGTGCCCAAAATGCGGTAGCATAAAGAAAGGTCATGATAGGACTGTTAGCACGTCGCTTTGATTTTGCGACACCGGCCATACCACCTTTTGGATTCATATATTGAAGCCACAGTAAAACACGACCAGGAAATGCATAAAATTCGTATAATGCATTGCTGCTAACAGTCCCATCAAGTCTATCTTTAGCCATAGCGCTATGTGTTAATTATTGGGCAGCTGCTTCTTCTTGGACAAATTCAAATTGTGTTTGTCCATCGGTTTCTACTTCTTCAGAAGTATTAGTCGTCTCTGCTCCACCTTCTTGTTCTTCAGTTTTTGGAAGGAAAGATGCAAGCTTGTTGAAAAGTTTTCCAACTACTTCCATCTCTGCTGCTTCGAAAGCTCCACGACGAGCTACGGTAGCTACGATGTTATGCATAAGAATAACATCAGCGAGTACCAAAGTGTCTTGTGCTTCAGTTTGTGTTTGTGTATCGGTTTGTTCGTTTTCCATAATGTATATACTTTATTTGTCTACGAATGCCGTATGACATTCGATTTTATTTATAGTGATTAGTTGTTAAATGTCGATGTATTTTCAAGTGCGATGTAGTATTGCACGTCTTGAGCGTTGTGTTTCCAATGGCTAATTAGCTTCGAAGAGATGTTTACAGTATAGTCTCCTTGAAGAAGCTTAAGATTCGCAATCAAAAACTGCAAATCAAAAGATCCCTTTTGGGCATTGTCTTCGTCTAATGTCACTGAAAATGTATTTGCTACACTATTTTTAGGATCGACGACTGAGAGTGTGACGACTCCATCGTTTCCACGAATAGACATAGTAGAATGACCAAGTACACCCGCAGCTTTACGAACTTGAGTCAATACGTCGCTCGTGATGCTTACAGACAAGTCTGCGTTCGGCATGTTAATTTTATTTTTAGGACTGGTGAGAATGCTCTCATCAGCAAATCTATAGGTAGCTTTGGTTTTTCCTGATTTAAAGACAACGCTGTCAGCCGAAAATTCAAGTTCGGGGTCTTGCATCAATGAAAACATACTGATAAATTCATTGAGGTCATAGATACCAAATCCAGTTTCAAACGACTCTGAAATATTGGCAATAGCCATGATATTTTTTGCTTCAGAGATTGTCGAAAGAGGCTCACCCGCTTTTACGACAAGATTTGAGTTGATGCCTGAAAAGTTTTTCAGAATGTCTATTGTTTGTGTTGATAGTTTAATCATACTAAAATTATATATTATAAAAATGTCTTTGTAAATAAAATTATTTCACAAAATCAAGTTCGTAGTAAAACATCATGCAGCAAACTGCGTGTGCAGCGTGAGGCAATCCGCTTTCTTGATCGTGTGTCTCTCCTCGTTGTAGTGCCCACATATGTCGTTGAGCTGCAGCAAAATAACGATTTTTGCCGTCTTCTAATGCTCTCCAATTTTCTCGTGAATATTTGCATGCACCGTATGTAAGTGCCTTTACGACTTCATCAAGAGCATAAGGAGGCAACAGACTATAGTCTGGTTTTTCTGAATCGTATTTGATTCCTATTGTTTTTTCCTTTGGCATTTTGATACACGCAATTGCGGTGGAGAAGAACTCAATCTTCTCCACCGCGAATAACTATTCTATATTAGCCGTTCTTGCGTGGAGTGCCAAGACGATAGCGGCGAACGCTCTCACCAGTGCGAGTCTTGCGTGGGTTGAGGTAGATCGGAAGACCATGGTCATTGCGAAGAGAGCTAATGACGCGGCTTGGGTCAGCGATACCTGCGT